CGGCTCGTTGACGCCCGGCCCGTCGAGATCGTCGCCGTTGATGTCCCAGCTGTTGAACCCTGCGGGCAGAATCGGATGGTCAGCCACGGAACCAGCCTTTCTGCTGGAGCCAGTCCGGCGTAACGACCACGTCTAGGCCATTGGCCCTGAACGGCAGGAACATCGCTTCGTCTATATAGATCAGCAGCTTACTGGATTTTGTCGTCGACCACCTCTCCGAGAGGGTCATCCAGGTGATGTCCGGCCCGATCGGCACCGTCTTGATCAGCATGACGTCACTCTGCGCCGTGCCGTCGCCGGCGACCGTGGTGTCAGCGGTAGGCATGGAATGGCCGCGTAGCGTCACGTCGCCGCCCAGGCCGACAATATGCCCGATCACCGTGTGCTTCGGATTGAACGTCGGCGTACCGCTCCACAGTGACAGTATGATGTCGGTCTCCGGCCAGTCGAGGCTGGCGGTCAGCATGCGGACGCGGGCTACATCGTAAGGCTTGTTGCTCACATCCACCCTCCAACTCGTGGAAAGTTCCAGCCTGGCAGCGAATGAACGAAGCCCTTCTCCGCCTCCTGCTTATGCCCTCCCATAAGGTTGCGGAACCGCTTGTGGTGGTACACCGCCTGTGCGCTGTTGCTCCACGGCTTGGCCGGCATCGAATAGAAGCGGGCGAGAACCCCGTCGAGCCACGCCTGGAAAAACGAGTTCCAGCACCACTCCGGAATTTCCCAGCAATCGCAGCTTTTCGCCATGCAGTCCTTGGCGACCGACAGTGACACGCCCATCACCACGGGGTGTTCGATCATAGGCAGGTCCGGTTGATGGAACAGCCAGACAAGGTCCGGCGGCGACATCTGGAAGGTTATCGGCATGCCATTGTGCGACGCCCCCATGGCGCGGACGATGACAGCCCCCGACGGCACCGGGATGACGTACTGCTGGATGTTTTCCTGCAGCGGGATGTCATCGTAGTGCTGCCAGGCGTTGGTGCGCCGGAAGAACTCGTCGATGACGTTGAACAGCTGCAGGTTCAGCATGTCGTCGGTCACGCCCGGGATCTGGGTGCGCAGGGTCTGCAGCAGTCGCTCGGCCTGGTCGCAGCTCATGAATTGATCACCAGCAGCTGGCTTGTAAATTTCGTCATGAACGCCGCCGAGCGCTGGTCGGTCGTCGCCTCGTCGTCGCGCAACTGGGCGCGGCCGACAATGTAGTAGACCAGCGCCGGCCTGTACATCTCGTCGATCGGCACCTTGGCGGCGCGGTCTAGCGTCCCATTGGTGTCGATGAAAATGCCCTTGTTGAGCGGCAGGAACAGGTCGGCCCGGAGCCGTCTAGCTTCGAGCAGGCCGATGTTCAGGCAATCGACAAGCTCGACATCCTCGTAGCGATACGGCGGAGTGACGTCCTGAAGGAGGACACGTGCCTCCTTCAGGTACTGCCCGACCGTCTCAAGAGCAGTCATGGTTAACTCCCGTTTAGCCGGGCACCACGATCGCCTGTGCAAGTGCAGTTCCGTCTAAAACCTTATAACCGAAAACTTGCAGGCCGCGGAGCAGCTGGCCGAAGGTATGCTCGGAGCGCAGCGTCTCGACGTTGTTGATCTGCGAGGCGAACGACAGCGCATGTTGAGTCCCGGCGTAGATCACCCACTCGCCAGCGGCCAGGCCGGCAGCCGCGCCAGACGGCAGCAGGTTGGACACATAGATCGTAAACCGATCCACCATGCCCAGGCGGCCGTTGCGAAGAATGCTGGTGCCATCGCCAGTAAGGGATGCATCGCGCAGCTCCGACATCTTGATCTGCGAGCCGATCCACGCCGGAATGACGACCCAGCGGCCGGTCTCCGGAATGTTCTGCTCGTCGAGCGCCTGGCCCAGACGCACGAGGAGATCGACGATCTCGACCTTGCCAGCGGTGCCGGCCGGGTTACGGGCGACGATCTGGAGCGGCCCGGGCGCCGAAACAGTAGTGCCGAGATTTATGGCATGAGAGACCTTGCCGGCCGTACCGCCTTTGTTGTCGGTCGCCGCCTGCCCCATCAGCGACTTCAGCACCTCCTGGTCGACGACGATCTTGAACTGCTGGGCGGCATCGTCCGACCACATGTTCATCATGTTCAGGTCCGACTGGACCTCGTAGACGTCGTCAAGAATGAGGTTGAAATACTTGCCCTTGTCGATCAGCATCTCGATGATGTTCGAGCTGGGACGCTCAACTTCGAGAAGACCGTCAGCGCGGTAGTCCTTGATCGTGATGGTCGGCTTGGTCCGAATCTTGACCTTGTCGCCCTTGTTCTTGATCTCGCCCTCGTAGTCCGTGTTCGAGATCGCTCCCAGGACGGTCGATGCGTAAAACTTTTCGATGAGCTTTGTCGACCACAGCTCCGGGATAAAAGTCCCGGAATAGGCCGGCGTCGGAGTCATTGAACCAGTCGGGTATATAGGCGGGGTCGTACCCGCGCCGGCAACGGGATATGCCATGACAGACCTCTAGCAAAAGGGGGTTAGGTTAACCGTCCCTCGTGCTGAGCCTGGAAGATGTCCTGCTCTATGGCGAGTAGCTCCGCTTCACGGCCACGCCACAGACCACGACGCTTCTGGTCACTCAGCTGAGTGACGTATGCGCGGGTGTAGGTGGGCTTTTCAGGCGGCAATGGCTGCTGGCCTGATCTGGCTCTGCCGGGTGCCGCGAACTGTTCCAGGGTAGGCCGTCCGCTGCCATTGCCATTCTTGTGGCCTTGGGGCGCTTCGGGTGCTTGCCCTGGGGTTAGCGGGAGACCGACAGCCTCAGCAAATCCCCGGAAGAAATTAACCACACGGTTGCCGTCGTGTCTAGTGAACGCCTCATTGAGGAGTTCCTTACGCGTCCGGCCGGAATACGGGTCGGGCTGGCCAAGCCACTGGTGGAACACCGGGTGGTGGTTGATATTATCCCACTCCGGGCCGATTTCGTCGTTCAGCTGCTCGTAGACGCTACGTACCTGCGACTTGGCGATCGTCGTCGAGACGATCTGCTGGCCTTGCTCCAGCCGGGCCAGGCGCTGCTCCAGCGTCTCGATCTTCGGCTCGATCTCGTCGCGGGCGCGGCGGCCGACCACGTCGAAGAACTCGTCACCGTAGTCGTTGACCTCCTCCGGCTTGACCAGCGGCTGGCGCGGCGCCGGCGCCGCCGGCGGGGCTGGGCCCTCGGCACCACGCAGCTTGAGCCCGTCGATCTGGCGCTGCAGCTCGCTGACCTGACGGCTCAGCGTCTGATTGGCGGTCAGCGCCTGCTCCAGGCGCCCGGCCGCCGAGCGGGCGCGGCGCTCCCAGCTGTCAGGCTCGTCGGGCGGCTCCGGCTGCGGGTCGAAGCTGAACTCCAGCTCGTCGCTTTCGCCCTCACTCTCGCCCTCGCCATCGGCGCCTTCTTCAGGCTCCAGTGGCGGCTCCTGGCTGGCAATAAAGGCGTTGGCAGCGTCAACCTGGTCCTGCAGCTGCTTCGGCAGCTTGGGGGCGAAGCGCTCCTCCGGTGTCGGATTGCCGTTTTCGTCAGGCACGGAACTTCCTTTCCAGGTTCTTCAGCCGGATGTCATGGGCCGTGCTCAGCACGATCGACAGCTCGGCGATCGCCGCGGCGTAGCCCTGGGCCCGCTGCAGCAGCTCTGGTGGGCAATTGAGCATGTTGGTGGTGGCGTCGAACGAGTATTCGCGCAGTGACTGCACGAACTGCTCCCATAGCATCGGCGCGGCGGCGCGCAGCTCGACGGCTGCGTGGACGATCTTTTCCTGCTTCATGACTTCCTCAGCGGCTGCAGCACGCCCGGCGCCACCGACGGGTATGACGTAGGCGATACTTTCGCGTAGTCATTGATCGTTCGCTGCGTTTTGTCCAGCTGCTTGAGCACTTTGGTGGACGGCAACCGGACTGGTCCGGATGATTTCATTTACGCCCCTTCAGGAATCCCGACCCCTTGCCGGAATCCTTGGTGGCCTTCGCCGGGGCTTTTCCTTGCTTGAGGAACCCGGGCGTCGGCGCCTTGTTCTTGGCGACCTCGCCAATCGTCTTGACGTCGGTTATCGGCAGCGTGCTGCCGTAGCTGATGTTCATGTCACCGGATTTCTCCAGCTTGCTCGCAGAACTGCGACGGCCGCCGGAGGTCTCGCTCTTTTCAGACTTGACCGATGGGCCGCCGTCGCCTCCGCCCGGGGAGCCTGTGCCCCTATTCCCCAAGGCGTAGCCTTTCTGGTAGCTGAACCGGCTGACGCCCTGGCCGCTGGTCTTGGAGACCTTCGCCCTGGGAGCCCTGGTCATTTCTTGGCGTAGCCGCCACCGCCGCCGGCGTTGGTATTGTGGGTGACGCCAGGCTTCTGCGGCTTCACCGGGGTGAAGGGCCGCATCTTCCCTGACGGTCCAGCCTGGATCTTCATCTTGCTGGCGCTTTTGCTGCTGCCTTTTGCCTTGGCCATCTTCTTCGGAGCTCCTTCTTTGCTCGGTGGTACCATGGTGAATCCGGATGCCATCACTTCCGTCCTTTTCGCGCGTCGTCCTTGACCTGCATCTCATGCAGTGCCTTGGAATACTGGTCGGCCGCCCGGTAGTCCCTGAACTTGCCGAGATGCTTGCCCGTCTTGCTGTAGAGCATCTTCGCGTTCTTGTTGGTGATGATCGTCGGGTTCCTGGACTTCTCCGTGCCGAACGTGCCTTCCGTCAGGTCACCGACATGTGGCAGGAGGACTTCCTTGCCGTCAATCTCGCTGCTCCCCGACAAGGTCGTCGAATAGCCGCCCGGTCGCTTTACCATAGGCCGGTCGTAGGCGTCGATATTGCCGACTTCCAGCTGGCCCCAGCGAGAGCGCTTCTTGGCCATCAAATCTTGAACCCCTTGAAGCCACCGGTCTTCTTGGCGGCACCCTTCTGCATGAACGTCCTCGGCGTCGTAATGCCGCCGCCGGTGGCGTCCTTCTTGCGCGCCTCTGGAGTCATCGACTTGGCGTAGCTGTCGCGGGTGTCGCCGCCGGACAGGTAGTCGCCCGGCTTGGTCGGCATCGGCGCCATCCTGCGCTTGCCTCTTGGTGGTACACCTGGCTTGTCCATCACGCGGGTCCCTGGCCCGGGTTGACGCTTTGCTGCCTGGCGCCAGCGCCCGACCCGGCCGTCTTGCCGACGACGTTGGTGTTGGGCGCCTGCGGGGCGGCAGCCCCTTGCTGCTGCGGCTGTCCGGGCGGCGCACCTGGCGGTCCTCCCTGAGGCGCTGCACCAGGGGGTCCACCAGGCGGCCCGCCCGGAGGCGGCCCGGTCTGCATAGCACGAATTTCCTCGTCTGGCGGCACGATCGTTTCGCCCTCCATGCCGATCCCGTCGGCGACCGCGCGCAGCACGTTGGCGCGGCCGCGGATGCCCATGATCTGGGTGTCGATCGGATTGGCGGTGATCTGGAGGAACTCGAGGCTGCGCTGACGCTGTGTTTCGCGCTGCATCGCCACTGCAACCCCGAGCACGTCGATCGACTCGTCGCCACGCAGCATGCCGGTCGTGTCGGTCAACATGATCAGGTCGTAAAGCTCGGAGACGGCAGGCTTGATGACGTCCCCGTCAATGTTGGCGGCCACGGTTTGCAGGATCTTGGCTGCATTGCCCATGAGCATGGCAAGGCCGGACGCGGTACGCCCGGCACCGCCCAGGCGCTCAGAGCCGGTAATGTAGCGGGGGATGGCGCTAAGCTCGTCGGCGATCTGGGTGAATTTCTCGTAGACACCGAGCAGCTCCTGGGCGTTCGAGCCCGGCTGGTAGAAATCGACGACCTTCTGCCCGGTGTTGCCCATCGGGTCGTTGTTGGTGTGCCAGCGCTTCCACGGATACAGCTCGTCCGAATTTTCGTTTTCGGCGACTCTATCGTCGTTGATGATGACCTGCGGGCCGCTGGCGATCGACATGTTGTTGATGAGCGCCCTGAGCGCCGCATTGGCGGCGTCCTGGATGTCGACGAGCACGTCCGGCAGCGCGTTGCCGACGACCGTGCCCGGCACCTTCTCGAAGCTGGTCACGTAATAGGGGGGTCGCTTGCGCAGGCTCGGGTTGAGCTGGACCTTGATGATGTAGCGGCCGATCTTGAAGACGTCGACGAAGTAGTCTTTCAACTCGTCCGGCACTTGGCTTGGGCTCATCCCGTAGTCGAGCAGCATCCTGCCCTGCACGTAGCCATGGTACTCGATCATGTCGATCATGCCCGACTGGTTGAGCCGCGGGTCCTCGCGCGATTCAGCCAGCGCCCTCGACGTGTCGGAATGCGAGGCCAGCGCCTCGACGTAGCCCGACTGCCCGTACCACTGCAGCACCTCGCGTATCGCCACCTCGTCGTAGCCCGGCAGGCCGAGGAGCTGGTTAAGCTCGGCGCGGGTGATGCGCGTGCGCTCGATGACCTCGGCATCCTTGATGTTGGAGACGCCTGGCGTCCACCAGACGTCGAATGGCGACACCCGGTTCCAGAACATCTTTGGCTTGTCGACCAGCTGGGCCCGTCCCTCGACCCAGGTGACCTGCGGCTCGATGCGTACGATTGGCCCCTTGAGCACACAAAACGGGAACAGGCTGATGTCGATCAGCAGCTCGCCTATCGCCTCGTAGAACCCGCCCTCTACCAACAGATCATCGAGCTTCTTGAACGCCTGCTCGGCCTCCATCCTGGCCGTCTTGACCGCGGCGCGCATGGCGCTGGCGATCAGCCCCTTGCTGCGGTCGGCGATCTGGTCCTGGTTTGGCGGCGGCTGGACGCCGCCTTGCGTCGCGTTCTGCACCTCCAGGTCGACCAGCTGCTTGACATCATCAAGGACATTATCCGGCAAGGTAGGGTCCGGCGTCGGCTTCAGCGCCCAGGGTTTCTCCTGGTTGAGGTAGATGTCGCGCAGGAGAGAGGTCGCACCGCGGCACTTGGTGGCGGTCACCCTCGCATAGATTTCCGACCCGCCGAATTTCTTGATCTCGGCCAGCTTGGTCGGGTCGTACTTGCCGGAGAATACCCGCATCGCCTCGACCAGCCGGTCGCTCCACCCCTGCGATGAATCGCGATGGCGGGTGAACACCCCGAACCGGTTCTCTATGAAGGCAGCAAGCGAATTGTTGAGCCGGGCATTGTCGTTGGCGAGCTGCTCAGCGGCGACCTGTTCACGCGCCGCCTGGTCTTCGCTGGCGATCAGGCTTTCGGGGGAGACCAGTCGCAGTCCAGCCACGGCGTTTTCCTCTGAGGCGGCGTATTAGATCACGGTGGATAAGTCACGTCCAGCCGGCCGCGGATATACGCGGCTTGGCCTTGTTGACCACCCTCGGACGGATTTTCCTGGAGATGAAGTGGACCAGGCCGCTGTTCACCACCAGGCACACATACTGCAGATCGTCGGCGAGATCCGATTCCGGATGATTTTTATCCGGCAGCGGCTTGGTCACTCCGCTTTGCGTCTTCGAGAACCGATACGAGCCCCCCATTGCCTTGACAAGGCGAGGACAGCGTCCCTCGTCGATGAGGATGGCAGGGCCGCCGTCGCGCTGCTGGAGAAGCAGGGTCTCGACGGCGTTGATGCGCGGGTCGAGGTTGTTGGTGGGGGCTGGGAAGGCGGGGATACCCAGGCGCTGAAGAACGTCAAACGAGGTCTCTTCACCAAAATTCCCCTTGGCAATGCCGCTGGGGTCGCCGACGGCGGCGAACCGAAGGCCCCAATAACGCTCCTGGTAAAGGCGAGGGCGAAGATTTTTCGTGACATGATTCTCCAGCCCGACGTCTTCCCCCAACACCTCCTCCAGGACGAGCAGGCGCCCGGCGTGGTCAGGCTGGCAGATGAGAGAACACGGGTTCCTGCCGAAATCCTGGCCGATGAGGAGAGGTTGCCCCTGGATGGGGGTGAGGGTCTGTTTCACGTGAAACGACCGTTTGTACGACCCGCGCCAGACCGCGGCACCGCTGGGGTCCTCGCCGTACTGGGCGTGGACGTAGCGGGTTATCCAGGTCTTGTTGCGGCCTCTGGCAAGCCGTTCGTAATACGTACGTCCCTGGGCGATCCGGATCGGATCGTCCAGTGCAAGTTTGAGCGTGTCGCGGGTCTGCATCAAAAAGGGCAGGTTTTCGGCATCGGGCGCGAGCCCTGACGGCTGCCAGAACACCTGCCAATCTAGTGGGCGGTCTTCTTCAAACATGCGCCACCAGTCGCCGCCCTCGGTCGGCGCGTTGGTGTCGCCAACCAGCCCCATCCACGTGCAGCCGCCCATGGCGGCTGAAGGGAAGCGCCCGCATCTGCCGGCAATCGCCACCACCAGATCGGGGCTCATCTCGATCGCCTCGGACAACCACGCCCCGGTCAGCTGCATGGACAGCAGGCGCCGCTGATCCTCTGGATCTTCCAGAGGGATCAAATACCATTCCGAGATCACGTCGTTAAAGCGGATCGTCACCAGCTGCTCGGAGACCTTGTAATGGGCGATTGGCCTCAGCCAGGTCAGGATGTCCAGGAGGATGGTCATCTTGATCTGCTGAAGAGTCTGCCTGACGATGGCGAAGCGCGTCCGCCGCACCCCGGTGTTGTCGGGCTCCTGCATGGAGCACCGGCGCAAAAGCTCGAAGATTACGCCGGTGGTCTTGCCCGAGCCGACCGGCCCGACGATGAACCGGGCGAAGGCGTCGCTCTCCATGAACCTCCCGACTGTGGGAGGGGCTACAAAATCGATGCTAGGCATCGGCATCGGCCAGGTCTTTGAGGGACTGCTGGCCTGGAGTCGCCTCTATGGTGATCTGCGGCGCGCTGGGACTCGTGACGATGTTGATAACCACCCGGCCGTCGCCGCCGCCCATATTGTTGGCGCCGACATTATCCAGCTCGCCCAGCCGCGCCAGGAACTTCCCGGCCTCGACACGCTGGCTGAGAGGAATGCTCGCGTCGTTGATGTCGTTGATGAAAACCTCAAGCTGGCTCTCCAGGCCAGTCTGGGCCTTGATGCGTATACGCTCGCGCGTGTTGGCGGCACTGTTCCACTCCACCTGCATCTGGCCGAGCATGGCGATAAATCGGGGATGCGCCTGGATTTTGGCCCACTCCTCGTCGTCGAGACGATGAAGCGCCACCACCTGGTCGACCGGGAAGATGTCCTGCGCAATTTCCCGGGCCAGCGTGGCGAAGTCCACCATGAAGGTGGACTTTGGGGCCATAACGGCGGCGCTGCCGGCGGGGGCTGTCATATATCCTCGCCGGTGCTCCCGCCGGCGCTATAGCCGCCCATCTGCAGGCCGGGCCTATTGGTAATCGCCGGCTTACCGGATATGCTGGTCTCCGGGCCGGTCCTCTGCCTGGAGAGGGTGGCGTCGTCGGGAAGCGGCACCTTACCATACTCGTTGTTGGCGTTGGCGTTCATGCGCATGGCCTTCTGCAGGGCCATGAATCCCTTCTCGATGTCCGTCCTGGCGATCGCACAAAGGCGCTTATCCGTAAAACCGGCATTGGCCAGGCCGTCGACGAACTCCATGATATGCGCCTCCATGTCGACCAGCCGCATGGCCAGCTTGATCTTGGCGTCGTCGACCGTCGGTGAATTAGGCGGCATCTGCATCGAAAGGCTCCTCAGGCTCCTGGCTGTCATCAGGGTCGTTGCCGTCCGGGTCCTTGAGGGGAGCGTCGTCGACCGGTACAAAAAGTCTCTCGAATTCCTCCTTGGTCCAGACGTCGATGCCGGTCTCCTCCCAATCGTAGGCGACCGCCACATTCTGCCTGACGACATAGTCGCCTATGCGGGCCAGCTTCTCGACCTGCGGGCTGGCCAAGCTGGAGGTCGGAACCCGCAAAGCGGGCCCGGCCTCCAGTTTGCGCTGGAGATCGTATTCCCCCCACGATGTCCAGCTGCGGTCGATCCACTCGGGCGCGTCGGCAAGGACGCCGGGATAGCGCCATGCCGACAGAATAGAAATCCTGGATTTGTAGGTTATTTCGGCAGGGTGACGGAGAGGAACGGCAGGCGCCTTCGGGAATACCGCCGTGCCCGCGGCAATGTCGTCAGCGACCGTTTTAAGCGGGCTTTTGAACTCCTCCGGTATCTCCGGGGTGTCCGCCATTACGACGTTGCCTATCTGGGGATTTCTGGGGGCTCTCGGCATCAGCGCTTACCAACTCTCGGCCTCGCCTGGGCCTCGTGGGTAGGCGGGCGTGGGGTTTGCGGGGGTTTAAGGGGGTTTTCCGGCGCGGGCGGCATAGCCATAAGCCCCAATTCCATCGCTTCCTTCTCCATGACGGCTAGGTAAACATCGATCGCCCGGCGCACATGCTCCTGAATAGAGATCCCGGTCCGATTCCTGGCAGAGACCAGCCGGTTATACTGGCTATGCGCCACTCTCAGGGGCAGCGGCCGCAGCTCCTGCCGGTAATTCGGCACGTGGGCAGGGGTTAGCTTCTGCTCCTTCGGAGGGGCCGAGGGGGGTAGGGCTGGGGCGATGGGTGTCTGGTCATTCATGCGCGGAACATAGTCTGACGGGTGGGGTAGCGCAAGTGTGTTACTTCGGATTTCGGTAATAGCATTTTGGTAAGTCGGGTGTGTTACCTGGTTTTTGGGACTGGGGATTTCGGAAGCAGGGAAAAGGGCGGGCGGGGGGTGCCGGGTGCTGTCCATGTACCCTACCCTATAGGTTACTTCTGAAGTACCGAGTCGTTTCCGTTTTTTCTCTAAACAGGGATGTAATAGCAACGCCATTATGGAAGGATATCACAATGGCCACGAAAGCACAGACCAAGGTAACTTCGGAAGTAACCAAGAACACGCCCGCGCTCAATACCTTTGAGAAGCATATCGCAGACATGGGCGAGTCCTTTGTGAAGAACGGCAAGGCCGCTTTCGCCGCAGAGGTCCAGAATGCATACGCCGAAAAGAAGTATGATTTCGGCGCGACTCAGGAGTCGATTGATACCGCCGCGACTAAGCTTGTCGGCATCTATGCCAGCAGCGCGAAGATGACGGCCGGTTCGCTCAAGTCTTTCAAGTCCACGCTTCTCACCTACGTTAAGCTTGCCGTTCTTGAGCGGCTGACAGAGGTCCGCGAGGTAACTTCAAAAGTAACCGAAAATCTCGGCGACGGTTTCAAGATTCATGCGGGACAGGATCCGTTCGATGCCTTCGCCAAGCTGAACCGCCGCGTCACGGAAGGCAAGGCCGCTGGCAAGCCGGTCAAGCTTGATCTCAAGACGGTGAAGGCGCTCGTCAAGAAAGGCGACAAGAAAACCACGCCGTCGACGCCAGAGGATCAGGCTAAGGCTCGGGCAGCATCGGTCGCCGAGGCGATCAAGACTCTGGAGGAAGGCGCGACGGACGCGCAGAAGAAAGCCATCGCTGCGATGAAGAAAGCCTTCGGAGTTAAGTGACACTAATAAGTTGTGGGCCGCTAACGCGGCCCACACTGATTCTCGTTGCTGGCTGTGGCTGTGGCAGCAAATGCACGTTATTAGGTAATGGCGTATTGGTTGGACACGCATTCGTGGAATCATCCAATGAAATCGCTAAAACCGGCAACTGGCACCCCTTCCCCCCTATAGGGGGGAAGGGGTGAAAGCGATTCGGCAGGACTAATGGTTTAATTGGTGTAATTGGCATACAGAAAAACACAGGTTCACATGAGGCTGCCGTTTTTTTGGGGTCAGAGCTGCGACCCCATGACTCACGTGAATCCTGATGTCGTATCAATTTTTTTTCCGCCATTACTACCATTAAAACTAACATACTGAAATCACTCGCAAATTAAGGATGCTTAATGGTATGTTTTTAATGGCGGGATCAACGCAACCCCTCATAAGGAGCTAAAATGCTAAAATTGGAGCTTAAAATTAACGATAGCGTGACCATTAGCGGACTTAAAACCGTTATTTTAAGCACGTCTGGCAACATCTTAAGCCACACGGAGCTTAATTTTAACGATAGCGCACCGTTAAAATCCCTTAGCGATGCCGACTCCGGGCTTAAAATTAGTGAGTGGCTCTCCTTACACCCTCGCGCGGAGCAACTTTTAAGGGGCGCTAACCAACACCACCTCTTAAAATAAGCGTAAAAACTGTTAGTGAAATTAGCGCAGCACTGGCGGTAACTGCTGAAGTAACACACTGCGCTGCAACCTCTGCAACCCACACCACTGAAAAACCAACCCTCTCGCCGGTGCCATTAAGGCGCCGGCGTAACACAATGGAGTTAACTAAAATGGACGCCAACACCACCCTTCACT